GAGTTGCTTGAGATTTCACCTTGCAGCTTCGCCGCGTATCCAGCCAACACCGTAAGCGTTCGTTCCTGCCCACAGGATATGAAAGCCAAACTCACGGTGCCAGCAGAACTTCGCACCGCTGAATCGGCTTCAGACGATTGCACCTGTCAATGCCAATCGTGCCTAGACGGTGATTGCGCCAATTGCTCGGATGATCCTTGCGATTGCGACGGATGCACATGCAATGAATATCGCTGCATGGTAATGAAACTGAGACTTGCCAACCTGATGTAAGGAGGCGGTCCACGTTATCTACTTCAGACCCAGCCCAACGGCTGGGTTTGTTGTTTCTGCAAGAATAATTTCCCCATCCTCACTTCGACCCCACGCCTCTTGTTGTAGCTACCGTCTGCCACATGCCTCAGTGCGTCCCTTGAGTGGGAAAGTGTGATCACCTAACTACCTTGCCAACAAGAGTTATCCCCGCCGGATTCCACTCATGTAGGCACCTATCGCTCGGTCACGAGCGCCAAATCCCCACCAATAGGTGTCATTCTTATGACCGCTCAAGAACTACGCGCAATGCGCGCGAAGCTTATGGCCGATGCTCAGGCCGTTATTCCAGAAGACGGTAAGATCACGTCTGAAATCCGTACCAAATATGAAGCCATGCTCAAGGACGCCGACAACATGGCGTTCGTCATCGCTTCCCTCGAAACCGAAGAGCGTTCTGCTCTTGAAGCGCGTGGCAAAAATCTTCAGCTTCCGCAGGTTGGCGAGCACTCCGCTTCCAATCCCGAAGCTCGTAACAGCGAAATCCGTTCCTCACTCGCAAACTTCCTTCGCACTGGTCAGGTTGAAACCCGCGATCTCACTGCGGCTGGCTCTGGCATTTTGATTCCCCAGCTGTTCAATCCTTCGATCTACGAAGCGAAGAAGAGTTACGGCGAACTGGCCAATATCGTCACGACCATGAAAACTGAGGGTGGAAACCCGATGAAGTTGGTCTATGACAACGATACGGCCAACGGTCTGGTTTCTGTTGTTTCTGGCACCGATGTCAGCGAAGCCGATCCTACGACTTCCAGCGCAACCCTGTCGGTGGATAACTTCTCCACTGGTGTCGTAAAGGTTGATATGGCGCTGTTGCAGGATGCGGGATTCGATGTTGAATCTTGGATTCGTGAAAAGTTTGCAACCCGCTTCTATCGCGGACTCGCCAACAACATCTACAGCGGCAACGCTGGAGCCGTCGGCTCACTGGCAACTGCTTACAACGCTATCGGCGCTGGCGTCGGTATCACGACTGCTACGACCGCCACTTTGGCCTTCCCTGACTTTGGCTCTGCTCTGGCTCAGCTTGATCCTGCCTACCAGACCAACGCCATCTGGACCGTCAGCAACGCCACACTCGCACTGCTTTCCAGCATGGTTGATAACAACCAGCGTCCGTTGTTTATCCCCTATAACGATGGTGGAGCTTCTGGGTTCATCGGCACCATCCTTGGTAAGCCTGTGAAGTTGGTCACCCAGATGCCAGCTGTGGCAACTGGAAACTTCCCAGTATTGTTCGGCGACTTCAAGGCTGGCTACACCCTGCGTCAGCAAGGTGAAGGTCTTGGAATTCTCCGCCTGAACGAGCGCTACGCTGCTGGCTTCGAAGTTGGTTTCGTTGGATTCTGCCGCCTCGGTGGAGTTGCTACCAACTACGGTGTCTCGCCAATCGTGGCAATCAAGAGCCTCAGCGATGGGGCTCCCACCAATCCAACCATGACAATTCAAGTCCTCAGATCGTTTATCTCCTCAGACGTTCTCTACACTCCCGGCGTTGAGACGGAAGTAGAGGATGCCCTCGCTACCGACTGGATTGCTGCTGGCCTTGCCGCTCCAGTGAACCCCGAAAGCTAAGATGCCAATTTCTCTTCAGCGTGCAAGTGTCACCGGAACCGAGCCAGTAACGCTCGATGAGATGAAGAACCACTTGCGCGTGGATTTTGACGACGACGACGATTTGATTACGGCGCTCATCGTAGCTGCGCGTGAACGTGCCGAGACGATTACAGGCCGCACGATTACAGCTTCAAGTTGGGTCTATTACCTCGATTCATTTCCGTATGAGTGGTACACGCAACATGCTCCTGCCCGTAGCAACATCACCGCAGTAATGGAGTGGTGGGCCAACTCTCAGTTGATCATCCTGCCAAAAGCACCAGTACTGGCTGTCACTAGCGTTGCCTATCTGCAAGACGGCTCTGGAACCTACACCACACTGGACCCGAGCCAATACACGGTAGACACCGTGAGCAAGCCCTGTGTGCTCTATCCGAGTAGCAACTTCTATTGGCCGAATGTTTGGGCCGTCCACAACGCAGTAAAGATTTCATTCACCGCTGGATACAGTGACGCAAATCCTGTCCCGGAGGGAATAAAGGTCGCCATCAGGATGATGGTCGGGTACTGGTACGAAAACCGTGAAGACTCCGGGGACGTGCCCAAGGTTGCTGAATATCTGCTGTCCTCTCACAAGATTCAGTCTTGCGGATACACAGGGAGATAACGATGGACATCGGCTCCCTACGACACAAGGTTCAGTTGCAACGCCCTTCGATCACTCAGGACTCGGTAGGACAACCCACTAACACCTGGACAACCTACTACACCAGCCGCGCCAAGATCGACATCCTCAAGGGTCAACTTCTCTACCAGACTGCGGAATTCATTAACAAGAATTCCTACCAAATCACCATGCGCTTTCCGGTTGGCATTCTGATTTCGGCAGCTGACCGCGTTGTCTTCAACGATCAGGTCTATGTGATTCAGTCTGTGATCAATGTCGAACAGCGCAACCGCGAACTGCGACTCCTTTGCTACGTGTTGAACGATATCGAGTAAATCATGGCCGACACCATCACTATGGAAATCCTGACCGCTGACTGTGACGCGAAGCTTAAAGCGATGGGCGAACGCATGGCTGCTAAAGCCTTGAAGAATGCCCTCACAGCTGCTGGCTTGGTTTTCAAAGATGCGTTAATCGCCGCTGCTCCAGAACGTACTGACGATCTTTCCGGCGGAAATGCGCTGCCTCCCGGTGCTCTTAAAGAGGATATCGGTGGCGATGTGCTCATGCGCCCAGAAAAAGAGTTTGGAATTGTTCGGGTCGGTCCATCCAAGTTGACCGAGTATGTCGCCCGTTGGCTGGAACAAGGCCACGACATTAAGACCCACGGGAAGAGTCGCTCTGGCCGCACGGTCATAGGACACGTTCCCCCACACAAGTTCATGGCCCCAGCGTTTGATGCGTCTTCCCAGCAAGCTTTGGACGTCTTCACTGAAAGCATCATGGGCGCGGTTGCAGCGGAGGAATCAGCGGAATGATTCAGGCTGACATCTTCACTCTTCTCGGCACTAACAGCGCTCTGACTGCTCTTGTAGGAACCAACGTTTATCCGGTTGTGTTGCCTACAGGTTCAGCGCTTCCAGCTATCACCTATTCGATCACGAGCAACGTCACCAATGGTGGCTACAGCTTGGATATGGCGTGGAGTAGTCGTATTCGCCTGACGATAGACGTGTTCTCAACGACCTATCTCGAATGCAACAACATCGTCGCCGCAGTTCACTCCGTGCTGGATGGCTACTCAGACGAAACCATTCAACTCATCACCCCTGAAAACGAACAGGACTTCTATATGTCGAATGCCCTGATCTACAGGACCTCTCTGGACTTCTATCTCTATCAATAAGGACAACGCATTATGGCTTCAAAATCAGCAGTAGGTAAGGGCACAATTCTGTCCATCGGCAGTGGTGGTGGTTCAGAAACATTCACGGCTGTTGCCGAAGTAACCGATATCAAGGGTCTCAGCTACAAAATGGGATCGGTTGATTCCACCTCTCTGGACTCGACCAACAGCGAAGTCATCGCCACTCTGCCGGATTATGGCGAAGTCAGCATGACAGGCAAGATGCTTCCGCTTGATCCGGGACAGTTGTCCATCGCTTCGACATTTGCAGCGGGAACCATGCGCGACTTCACTCTTCAACTTCCCAAAGCTGGTGGTCAGGCCACGACTGGTGACAAGTACGCTTTCACTGGCCTCATCACCGAGTACAGCCCGTTCACCGACGTAAGCCCCACCAAGCCGCTGGAGTTCAGCTTCAAGGTGAAGGTCAACGCTCTTCCCACCAAGACCGCAGGTAGCTAATGTCCAAGAAATCAGTTGCCAATACCACTGCTGATCCAACTCTCCCGAAGGTCAAAGTCACCCTCGGGGGAGCGGACTACTTCCTGTGCTACGACTTCAATGCTTTGGCGGTGGCTGAAAGCCTCACCGGAATCAACATGCTGCAAGCGATGAGCTTCGAGGGCGTTGGTGCCGTGAAGTTACGCGCACTGCTTTTCGCAGCGTTGCTCAAGTTGCAGCCTGACATGACGCTTGAAAAGGCCGGAAGTCTTATGCCACTTCAGGCGAAGTCTGTTGACCTCATGAAGGCTCTCGTTGACACCTACATCGGCGCGACCAACGTCGATGGAATTGTGGAAGACAAGCCAAACCCTCAGATGCCGGGGGAGTAGCACTCACCTCGGCTGAACTATGGCTGAATCTCTGGGCTGAAGCACGATTCACGCTTCGCCTGACAGATGAAGAGTTCTACTCGCTGACTCCCCGGCAGTTCCACGCTCTTCGCAAATTCCAGAAGTTCGAAACGCAACACCGCGAATTGCTGAATGGCTTGGCGTGTTCCACCACGGCGAACTTCTCCATGGGCGCACCACCGAAACCTCTTCAAGCAAAAGACTTCATGCCTAGCCAGTGGACCGCTGTAGCAACTCCTCGCAAACGCCTCTCACGCAAAGCTGTCGCCAACAAAATCCGGGCACTGTTCGGGTAAGGAATCGTTCATGGCTGTTGCTTCATTATCGGTCAACCTAAAAGCCAACACTGCATCGTTCGTCACTGAAATCAACAAGGCGAACGCAGAAGCCAAGCGTGCAATGCGCGAGGTGCAGGCAGAGGTAAAGGAATCGAATCATTCCCTGGGCTTGATGGGCGAAACGTTTGGCGTACACATTCCCCGTCACATCCGAACCTTTGTTTCTGAACTCCCCGGCGTCTCCAAAGCAATGTCCGCAGCCTTCGATGGCCTTGCCATTCTCATGGTCATCAAGATTCTTGTAGAGGCCGGAACCAAGCTCAAGGAGTTCGCTGAATACCTGCACGAGATGGGCGCTAAGGCAGAGGAAGCCAAACGCCAATCCGCTGAAGCCTTCCAGTCAATCACAAAAGAGATTCAGACTTCCAACGATGAATTGTTGCTGACGGATATTCGTCTCAAGAATGCCATCGCCAAGCTGGAACGCAAGCCGGAAAACAAACTCGCCGAGGCGTTAGCTGAGGCCAATGTTGAGGCGAACAAGCTCTCCAAATCGCTTGAGGATGTTTTCCAAAAAGAACTCGATGTTCTAAAAGGTCAGAACGCTGGAACGTGGGCACAGCTCACTGGAACAGCCAGTAACGAGTCCGTTCAGAAGATGGCGAGCGATTCTAAGCAAGGAATTGCGGACATCTATGAGCGGCACTACGACCTGACTCACAGCGGCTCTGACGATGACAAGCAATACAACCTTGAGGAGCAGAAGAAAGAAGTCTCGGAATTCGTTGGCAAGAAACTTGCGGAAGCGCAAGGCTATCTCGGTTGGGCACAAGGTGAACAGGAAAGATACGACAAGCGCACCACGGAAATAATCCCCAGCAAAACGGGCACCCCGCTGATGGATCACACGGGTGAGATATCTTCCATCAAGTCTCTCATGGGTGTTTTGCGCGGAGAGTCTGACCATCTCGGCCTAGATACCAAAGTTAGCGAGGACAAGGAAAAGCTTGGCTCTCTCAAGGGTGGCAAGGATGCCGCCTCAGAGCAGATGAAGAAGTTCGAAGAGGACCTCGTCAAGCAAGTTAGAGCAGCCTTGGACAAGGGCGAAATCTTCTCCACTTCGCAACAGTCTGAGTTCTGGCACGCAGCCCTAACCAAAGCACTTCCAGTCAATCGCAACGCCATCACGGAAAAGGCAAACAACGCCGACAAAGAGTTGATTGAAAAGACCGCCTCCGTCATGGAGCAACAGCGGGAAGAGGACATCAAGAAAGCTGCTGAAGCCATTAAGAAGCAGGATGAAGCGGCAAAACGGCTGGGCGAAACCTACAACAAAGCTCAGGAAGCTGTAGGCAAGTACAACGCCGAAGTCCTCAAGGGCATGAAGTTCGATGCCGAGATTGCGGCGAAGAACATAGCCTTCAAGGAATCAACGGGCCAGATCAGCGCCCAGGATGCCGCGCAGCAACGCCTCACGCTTCACACCAAGGAATACAACGATGAGATGGCGTTCTTGGAGCAGGAGTCCAAGCTCATCACGGATTGGTATCTCTCCGGAAACCTCACCGATAGCGAAGCCGAGGCCAAGTGGGGAGCCAATCAGCTTCAGCAAAAACAGGTCAAGGGCAACTATGGCGTTCAGCACAATGCAGATGAAAAATCTGCCGAGGGTGCCGTCGCCCAGTTCTGGGACACCGTTGTTAAAGATGGCCAGAACTCCCAGCAGAAATTAGCCAACGTAATGGTGTCGGCCCAGCAGGGTGTCAATCAGCAAATCTCAGCCCTGATCGAAGGCCAGAAAACCAGTTGGGCGGGACTCTTCAAGAGCATCGGAAACATGCTGATTCAGACCTCACTGCAAATGGCTGAGGGTGGAATCTTCAAATCTCTCGGTGGCTCTCTCCACATCCCCGGCTTTGCTAGTGGTGGTGACCCTGATCCTTACGGCACTTCCATCGTTGGCGAGAATGGCCCCGAGCTATTCACTCCCCGAGGTGTGGCCGGAACCGTTTCACCCAACAGTTCGCTCTCCAAAATCTTCGGTAGCGGCCAGCCAAACATTACCAACCATATCGACGCTAGGGGAACCAACGCTGCTGATGTGGACCGCCGAGTAAGACAAGGCAGCTTGCAAGCCTACCAACAAGCCATTAAAGACAGCCAAACCCAGCACACCGAACACAACGCTAGGGTCCCCGCGCACGCAAGGTCGTAACTCATGAGTGGAACAACTTTACCGGGCAGCGTCACGCTGCCCTATGTCACTTTCAGCGGTTGGCAAATCGTTCCCATGCCAACCACTCCCGCACCGAAAGAGATTGACTTCACGCAGACTGATTCCGTCGGCGAAGTCACCTCGCCATTCACTCTGACAAGTCAGTATCAATATTGGTCTGGTGGTGACTATTGGAAGCTGAATGTATCGCTGCCAAACATGGTGAAGGCCAATGCTGACAAGTGGACTGCATGGTTTGGTGCTCTGCGTGGAAAGACCAACGTATTTCAGATTGGCGACCGCAGTCACGTTTACCCATCCACCTATTCAGCAATTAAGAATCTGTCGCCTGTTACTGATGGACTGAACAACGCCACGAGCATTGTGCTCGCCACTAGAGGCTGGACTCCTAACCTCGTCATCTTCAATCCCGGCGACTACATCCAGATTGGCTATCGCCTTCACCTTGTTGTTGGCACCTTGCCGTACCAAGCTGACGCCAACGGTAAATGTGGGCTTGAATTGTGGCCATCCCTCAGAGAGTCTCCCGCCGATGGAACACCAATCAACTTCGTTAACACGATGGGGTTGTTCCGCCTTCAGGATAACGAGCGCAACTTCTCAGCCGTTTCCACCAAGACTTACGCCCTGTCGTTCAAGGCAGTGGAGGCGCGGTAATGATTCGCACGCTGACCACCTCCATTGTCACTGAACTTCAGGCCGCAATCGTAAGGCCAATCCTTTTGGTTGACATGACATTCGCCGATCACACTTACCACTTCTGGACAGGTGTGGGGCTGCTGACATTCAACAGCAATCAGTACATCGGCACCGCACAACTGGCGAAGATCGAAGGTATCAGCGAAACCGATAAAACGGAAGCAACAGGCGTCTCCATAACGGTGGAGGGTATTGATAGCACCTACATCATGGAAGCCCGCAGCGAACTCCTGTTCTCGGGTAAAGCCAACATCTATCTTGGCTTTCTGGACCCGTACGGAAACGTCATAAGTTCTCCCATCGTTTGCTTCTCTGGATTCATCGACAACTCCGATATCGAATTCGGGACTAAAACAGGCTCGGTCAAATTCAACATTGAAAACCGCATGGCCCAGCTAAACAGGTCGCGTGGTGGCCGCATGACCGATGCCGATCAGCATATGCGCTACCCGAACGACAACTCCCTCCGCTGGTGCTCCTACAACTCCGACAGATCAATCATTTGGAAATAGTTATGACCCTACGCAGAAATGAAGACTGGCCCACCCTGCTTCATGAATACATTCAAAACGCCATTGCACAAACCTTCAGCTGGGGCGAGCACGACTGTTGCTTGCTCATCGCTGATGAAGTGTTGGCTATGACGGGAGTGGACCTTGCAGAGCCGTATCGCGGCAAGTACACGGATGCTGCTTCAGCCGTCGCTCTAATCAACGCCACTTGTGGCGGGAAAACTGCGGTGGACCTTTGGCAGTTTGTCGCTCTGCAAAACGACATCAAGCAATTGCCTTCACCATTATTCGCTCAGCGCGGAGATGTGGTTTCCCTAGAAGACAACACTTTGGGGTTCGTCCACTTGGACGGTAAACACATCGTCTGTTACGGGCAGGATGACAAGCTGCACATCGTTGAACTGGCGACTGGCCTAGTTGCATGGAGGGTCGGCTAATGGCCAAGATTGCCCTCGGAATACTTGAAATCGCAGGTTCAATCGCTTTAGACATTTGGGCTCCTGAAGTTGGCGCATTCCTGACCAATAACACGTTCGCCATGGTCACGGCGTCGATGGTGAAAACAGCGGCTCTTTCGATGGGTGCCATGGGCGCTGGCATGACGATCAACGGAATTTCCGATCTCATGCAGGGTAGTGGTCCTGGCGTTCAAACTTCAGCCAAGTCCAGCAATGCTGCGAGAACCAC